ATCTGCTACGGACTATTTAGAACCAATGAAAGGTAGAAAATACTATAGATCATATTCCGAAGCGATGAAAAGATTAAATTTAACCGCAGCTGAAATCAATAGATTACACGGAAATGAAGAAGGGATTGCTTTAATTGGTGAGCAAGCTCAAAAAAAAAAGTTCATACTGAAGGTTAACAAGGGTAATAAAACCCCTGATGTTGGTAGTGATGATATGAGTGTTCCTACTCCTCCTGCACCACCAATGAATGAACCTACCCCTGCACCACCAGTAGATGATACTATGACACCTGCTCCACCAATGGACGAACCTACAGATATGGGTGCAGAAACACCACCAATGGACGAACCTACAGATATGGGTGCAGAAACACCGACACCTACAGGTGAAGATCAACCATCTGATGATATGGAACCAAGTGGTGATGATTTTGATTTAGGTGGCGATAAAGAAGAAGGTCAAGATCAACAAGGACCATCTTTTAAATCAATTCAAAGGCTTGTTGGGAAATTAAGTCAAAGAATCCGAGTTATTGAAAAAGAAAAAGGAATGGAATCGGACGATATGAAATACGTATTAAATTCCATTTTATCTGCTATGGATCTTGATAAATTAGATGAAGATGATAGAGAAGATATTTTATCCAATTTCGATGAAGATGAAAGTGAATATGGTGCTGAAGGACCAGGTGAATTAGATTTTTCAGATGATGAAGATTTTGATTTAGGGGATGAAGAAACTACAGAACCGGTAGAACCATCAATGGAGAAAGAACCAAAAGAAAATTATATGGGAATATATTCAGAATCTACAGTTGATAAAGTATTGTCTAAATATTTTGAAGTATCCGAAAACGAAAAACCATTACTTGAAGAAAAAAGAAAAAGGGACTACATCAACGAAATGACTAAAAAGGTAAAAGTAAAATCTGAAATTAGAAAAATGAGTGAGAGTTTACAACAATTTGATTCATCATTAAAATTGTTTAATGAAGGTGCTAATTTTGTTGGGAAAACAAACAAAGAAAATTTAGTTTTTATCAAAAACGGTAAACAAATTAAAGTAGATCAAAGAGGAAGAATTATATGAAATTAGTTTATGTAAATGAATTAGGTCCAAACTATAAAGGTGATAACATATATGAATTCATTTTTTCAGATTTGGATGATGTTTGGGGTGAAAATTGGGATGCTGAACCTGCATCTGGTAAACCATTCCCACCTGAAATTCATTACATAAAAAAGGTTGGTGTTTTAAAAAATTCTGATATAACATTAACACTAATTCAAAATTCAGATTATTTTGGTGTATATGATGCGATTGATGGTGTCATTGCACTTGCTTGGGAAGATTCAAATAGTGAAGATATTTTAATATATAAGAAAAAAAGATTGTCATTTCATTATGGTGAAACGACAGAATCGATTGAAAATAAATTATACGAAAGAGAAATCGTATTAACTTGGGAAAAAAATTTAGTTAACAATGAAACATATGAATCCTAAAATAGAAAAACTTTTAAGAGAAGGTTTTACAATGAAAACTTTATCAACTTTTAATGAAAAACAAATTGATGTTTTACTTGAAAAGGTGACAAAAAAAGAAACAAAGGAGGCTGAGGATATTACAACTAAAATTAGAAAATTTAGTGCTGGTGAGGTATCCGCGGCAAAAAGTAAAGGTGAATCATTACCTGGTGGTCGTGCCATGAAAATGAATCAGGATGGTAGTGTCGAGGTAACATTAGAAAGTGAAATTACTGAAAAATCAGTTTCTAAAAAACAACACGGTTTAATGGGTGCCGCATATGCTGTTAAAAAAGGAGAAGAAAAACTAAAAGACATTCCAAAATCATATAGAGGTAAAGTTGAAAAACTTACTAAATCTATGGACAAAAAACAACTTAAGGATTTTGCATCAACAAAAGAAAAAGGATTACCTGAGAAAAAGGAAGAAGTTAAAAAACTTGAAGAAAGTATTATGAAACTTATTGACAAACACTTTAATCCTGAAACAACAAAAGGTGATTTATTAAAAACAATTAAAGGGTATAAACGATAATGAATGTCTTTATCAAAAGAACAAGCGTTACTAGAATATGCTAAGTGCGTAAGGGATACACCATACGCACTTAGAACCTATTTACAAACCTACGATAATACCCAATCCAAATACGTTCCTTTAGAATTATTTAACGATCAGGTTACACTTGTCAAAGATTATGATGAGTGTGAAGAAAATATTGCATTAAAATACCGTCAGGCTGGGGTATCAACAGTAACATCTGCTTGGGCATCAAAAAGATTGGTTTTTGCCAAAAAAGAAAAACCTGAAAAAATTCTAATTATTGCAAACAAACTTGATACTGCCGTTGAAATGGCAAATAAAGTAAGGTCTTTTGTTGATCAATGGCCAAAATGGATGGGTGTTGGTTTCTCTAATGAAAAAAATTCACAAAGACACTTTAAATTAACCAACGGTTGCGAAGTGAAGGCAGTTGCAACATCAAAAGATGCCCTTCGTGGATATACCCCAACTATTCTTATTTTTGACGAAGCTGCATATATCGATGCTGATGAAGATTTTTGGTCAGCGTGTATGGCATCCCTATCAACAGGTGGTAAAGTAATTGTAATATCAACACCAAACGGATTTGACCCAATTTATTATTCAATTTATAACCAGGCAATCAAAGGAATGAATGATTTCAGAATAACTGAAATGTATTGGTATAGGGATCCAAGATATGCTAAAGATTTAAAACTTATTAAATGTGCTGATATTGTTCATTATATGTTAAATCGAGCAGATTATAAAGATGAAGAAATTACAATTGATTATTCAAATATAAAAATTAGTGAAAGAAATCTTGAAGAAATAAAACAATATCTTGAAACAGGGTATAAGCCTTATAGTTCTTGGTTTGAAGCTATGGCCAAAAAATTAAAGTTTGATAAAAGAAAAATATCACAGGAACTTGAGTGTAACTTTTTAGGATCAGGGGATAACGTTATTCCACCTGAAACAATGAAATCAATTAAAGATAATCACATCAAAGAACCTGAAAATAGATTTATGGGTGGTGTATTATGGCAGTGGAAAGAACCAATTGCCGGTCACCGTTATATTATGGGAATGGACGTTTCTAGAGGTGATAGTGAAGATTTTACAACATTTATAATTATTGATTTTGAAGAAAGAGAACAAGTATTAGAATATATCGCAAAAGTTCCACCTGATGTTGTTGCTGAAATTGCATACAAATGGGGAACTATGTATAATGCATTTATTGTTACCGATATCACAGGTGGTATGGGTGTTGCTACATCAAGAAAATTACAAGAACTTGGTTATAAAAATCTTTATGTTGATGGTGTTAATCCTGCAGATAAATGGAAATGGGACCCAAAAGCAAATGATAAAATACCGGGAATTAACTTTAATTCAAAAAGAGTCCAAATTGTTGCGGCTTTTGAAGAAGCATTAAGACACAATTTTGGTGTTAGATCACAAAGATTATTTAATGAACTAAACACATTTGTTTATATTAACGGTAAACCAGACCACCAAAAAGGTCAACACGATGACCTTATTATGGCTCTTGCGATGGCTTTATATGTTGGTGAAACTTCATTTGCAAAACTTGAAAAAGCAACAGAACAAGCAAAGGCAATGATTGAATCTTGGTCTGTTGAATCAAATAATTATGCTAATTCATATACAAGTTTTAATCCGGGATTACCCGTAATGTCGGGTCCAAATGATGTTATGTACGGTAATCAATTATCAAAAAGTGATTATGAAAAGTATTTATGGTTATTCGGACCTAAAAGAGTTTAATTTATTCATTTAGATCTTATTTTTTAAATAAAAAAATTATGGCAGAACAAAAACTAACAGTTTGGCAACGATTAGGTAAAGTTTTTGGACCAAATTCACAAATGGACCAAGAAGCCCCCGTTTTCAAATTTGATAAAAAGCAATTATTAAAAACTACCGATAAAACTGAGTTTGAAAGGGAAAAACTAGAAGCCCAACAAACTATGTACATTGGTAAACAATGGCAAAAGGTTGAAAGTAATTTATATACACAAGCGGTTTATTATGAACCAACAAGAATGGCGTCGTATTATGATTATGAATCGATGGAATATACTCCTGAAATATCGGCCGCACTTGATATATACTCCGAAGAATCCACAACACCGGATCAAGATGGACATATATTAAAAATATATTCTGAATCAAAAAGAATTAGACAAGTCCTTGTTGATTTATTTGTAAATAAAATGGACATAAACACCAATTTACCTATGTGGACAAGAAACACTTGTAAATTTGGTGATAATTTTATTTATTTAAAACTTGATCCTGAAAAGGGTATTGTTGGGTGTCAACAATTACCAAACATTCAGATTGAAAGATTAGAAAAAGGAATGAGATTCCAACCTGATAAGTATTCCCAAGAAATGGAAAACGATGCGTTGAAGTTTGTTTGGAAAGAAAAAAATATGGAATTCAATACATGGGAAATTGCACACTTTAGAATATTGGGTGATGATAGAAAATTACCATATGGTACATCTATGCTTGAAAAGGCAAGAAGAATTTGGAAACAACTTTTATTATCTGAAGATGCTATGTTAATTTACCGAGTTTCAAGAGCACCTGAAAGAAGGGTGTTTAAGGTGTTTGTTGGTAATATGGACGATAAAGATGTTGACGCATACGTTCAAAGAGTTGCAAATAAGTTTAAAAGAGATCAAATTGCAGATCCTAAAACAGGGAATGTTGATATGAGATACAACCAATTGGCGGTAGATCAGGATTACTTTATTCCAGTTCGTGATGCTACACAAACAAACCCAATTGAAACTCTTCCGGGTGGAACAAACTTAGCTGAAATTGCAGATATTGAATACATCCAAAAGAAACTTGTAACGGCACTTAGAATTCCTAAAGCGTATTTAGGTTTTGAAGAGGCGGTAGGAAATGGAAATAACTTATCACTATTAGATATTAGATTTGCTAGAACCATTAATAGGATTCAAAAATCAATGATTGCCGAATTAAATAAAATTGCAATCATTCATTTATTTTTATTAGGATTTGAAGATGAATTAACAAATTTCACATTAGGACTTCATAATCCATCTAAACAGGCGGATCTATTAATGGTTGACGTTTGGAAAGAAAAAATGTTACTTTATAAAGATATGGTTACACCAATCCAAGGAACACTTGCTCCGACATCAGCATCTTGGGCTAAAAAGCATATCTTAGGGTTTTCTGATGAAGAAATTAGGATTGATCTACAACAACAAAGAGTTGAAAGAGCGGTGTCAGCAGAACTTGATAAAACTGCGGAAACTATTATTAAAACAGGATTATTTGATACTGTGGACCAACTATATGGTAAAAAAGAAGGTGAAGTTGCACCTGCAGGTGGTGAAGGAGGAGCACCTGGTGGTGAATCACCATTAGGTGGTGATATGGGAGGACCTCCACCACCAGCACCGGGTCCTGAACCTGGAGGTGGTGCCGGAGTAACACCTGAAGGATTTAATAAAAATGATCTAAATCTAATATTAGAACAAAATCTTTTTAATGAGGATTTATCAATTGATTTATCAAGAGGAAGAAATTCACTTGTAGAAATTAATCACAAATTGAAGGACTTATTGGATAAGTAGATATTTATAAAATAAAATATACTATGAACACATTTGGGTTAATAAAAACAAAATTAGAAGAAGCTTCGATATCTACGTTTAAAAACAAACAATTTGACAAATTTATGATTGGTTTCAAAAAGTTTGTTTTAGAAAATAAAGATATGAGTGAACTTTATTATATCTACGATGACTTATCAACAAACAAAGGTTTAAGTTCAGATATTGTGGATGATTATATTAATGAAAATATTGAATATTCAAGATTTTTAATATCTGAAAATCAAAA